ATAAGCATGTTTATCAACTGATTTTTAGAATAAGTTTTAAAGGTTTTTCTTAAAATTTGAATATTGTCTTCAATATCCATATCTACTTGTTGCTTGTGATGCTAATAACCCTGGAGACATTATCGGGTATGCAGTAACTGAAGAAGTGACTGGTGTACAAGTAGTGCATTTTGTATATGTAAAACACACGTTTAGGTTTCTGGGCATTGGAAAAGTACTACTTGATGCAGCAAAAATAGATACGTCAAAAGCTTCGTTTTATACTCATTTTACTAAAAATTGCATCAAAGTAGTGCAAAAATATAACATGATTTACAACCCTTACTTAGCATTTTCAGATGTTTACAGAGAGCAAGAAAAGGATAAAAATGAGCCAAAGTCCTAGAGTGGTGCTTATAAACGGAGACATTTCCGAAGAAACTTTTGCAATGGTAGATAGAGAGTTATCGGAAATGGAAAGCAGTAGTCATGATAATATCACTATTCGCATTAATAGCGACGGTGGAAATATGTCTGATGGACTAGCTATTGTCGGCCGCATTGTAGCGAGTCCTGCACACATTACTACTGAAGGTTTTGGAACCGTTGGTAGTTCTGCTTTACTAGTGCTTGCGTGTGGTAAAAAGCGAAAAATGAGTAAGTACGCTTGGGTTATGCATCATGAATCTTCTTTGGAAATTGAAGGTACATTAACAGAACTTGAATTAGAAATTAGGCAAGCGCGAAGAGAAGAGCAATTTTGGAACAAGCACATGGCAGAGTTCAGCAACAAAAACTCAGAATTTTGGAGAAAAGCTGCCAGCAAAAACGAATTGTATTTAAGTGCTGCACAATGCCTAGAATTAAACGTTATAGATGAAATTATATAAGGAGCACCATGAAAACAGACAACCAACAACAAGTAGATATGGATATTGAAGACAATATTCAAATTTTAAGAAAAACCTTTAAAACTTATTCTAAAAATCAGTTGATAAACATGCTTATCCAGCAAATGATTATTGCAATTGATAACCAGAACGCAAACAAAGTTTTATTTGAGCAGAATCAGAAACTAATAGAGGGAAAAAATGAATAAATTATTAATATGCTTTATGCTATTTTGTGCGTTACTCAGTTCTTCGGTTAGCGTAGTCGGAAGTTCTACAAAAAATCAAGACGGTACTGTACTACTTAAAGAAGAAAATGTAGTTAATTTTAGAGGTGTAGTGGATTCTGTTTCTACTACTGCAGCTATGCTTGAGTTAGCTAGACTAGACACTCTTAGAGGTAAAAAAGATTATCCAATTTACCTAGTACTTGATACTCCGGGTGGAAATGTGCAGGACGGCCTAAGCTTTATTCAATTTGCAAAATCAATTAAAAATTTACATACAATTACAATCTTTGCTGCATCTATGGGCTCTGCAATTGTAGAGCACTTACCTGGAGAGCGTTTAATTTTAGAAAACGGTGTACTCATGTTTCATAGAGCTGCTGGTGGTTTTGAAGGTCAGTTTAATGATGGTGAGGTGGAATCACAATTAGCATTTTGGAAGTCTATCATTACAGACATGGAACAAAAGAATGCTGACAGAATGGGAATGGAGCTTAAGGATTATAAAGAAAAATCTAGAGATGAGTTGTGGATTTATGGACCCAATACAATTACTCAAAAAGCTGCTGACCGCATCATCTCTATTAAGTGCACTGATGAGTTAATTAAAAGCACAGAAATTTCAACTATAAATCTAATGTTTTTCAGCTTAGATGCTGAGTATAGCAAATGTCCATTATTTACAAACGCATTAAGAATAATTGAAACAAAGGAGTAATTATGAAAGTAAAAGAAATTAAAACTTACCAAGTAGTAAGGTTTTCAGGCAGTATCGGGGTAATGGATTATGTAAATATTTATGACCCAAGACGTGCAGGTTATAAAATGAGACTTGTAGATGGTATCGGGGTAGAAATTATTCATCCTTACAACGCTGCTCAAGGTGTGCAAAAATTTGATACAGTTATTGTGCCGTATACAAACATTGCTTACTTAAAGTTGGATAATGAAGATGCACCTAAGGCAGAATCGAAAGCTTCTGAAGCTCCAAAAGCAGCGAAAGCATCTGCTAGTAAATAATGGCTAAAAACAAAAAGACTATAGAAGAAAAGCTATTCATGGAATTGCAGCGCCGAACAGGTACTGCAAAGTCCTTTTCTCTTAATTCTTTTTGCTTTCCTGCTCAACTAAAGTATATAGAATCTAAATCTAGGTTTAAAACTGCTTGCACATCTCGTAGAGCAGGTAAAACAACTAGTATAGCAGCAGAATTCATAGAATGCTGTGAAAAAGAAATGAATGTACTTTGTTTGTACATTACGGTTACGTCTCGCTCAGCTAGACAAATTTTATGGCCTGAATTAAAACGCATTGTAGAAGAGCACAACATACAAGTTAAGACCGATGACACGCGCATGGAAATGAAGTTTATAAAAACAGGCAGTATCATTAGACTTGGTGGAGCAAAAGACGAAACTCAATGTGAATTATATAGGGGTTTAAAGGTTCGTAAATGCGTTATAGATGAAGGTCAGAGCTTTAGACCGTATCTAAAGTATCTTGTAAATGACATTATTATGCCTGCACTTAGAGACTTGAGAGGGGACCTTCGCATTACAGGCACTCCAGGCCCTATTCCTTCTGGTGCTTTTTACGAATACGTGCATTCTGAACTATGGGAACAGCATCACTGGACGGCCTTCGATAACCCACACATGGGAGACTTAGAGGCAACACTAGCAGAAGAACGTGCAGTAAAAGGTATCAGTGAAGAGGACCCAGGCTACATTAGAGAAACGTTTGGTCGCTGGGTTTATGACCCTGATGCTTTAGTATTTAAGTTTGCAAAAGATAAGAATGTAGGATTGCCAAACCCTAACGAGAAACTAGAGTATATTTTTGGTATAGATATAGGATACAATGACTCTGATGCCATTGCAGTTCTAGGTTACAGCTATTTAACTAAAAATGTGTATCTTGTAGAGGAACTTATAAAAGACCGTCAAGATATAACATCCCTTGTAAATCAAATTAAGAAACTACAAGATAAGTATAAACCTATAAAAATGGTTATGGACGCTGGAGCCCTAGGTAAAAAAATTCAAGAGGAAATTACTCAGAGGCATACGCTGTATGTTGAGGCAGCAGACAAGGCAAGAAAATTAGAGTTTATCGAGCTTTTAAACGATGACCTCAGAACTGAAAAATTTAAAGCAAAGCCAGGGTCAAGGTTCGAAGAAGACTGCTACCTTGTGCAGTGGGATAGAAGCCAGAAGACAGTGTCTCAGCAGAAACTAAAGATTTCAGACGCTTACCACTCCGACATTAACGATGCTGTGCTTTATGCCTGGAGAGAGTGCCGCCACTTCTTAGCGGAGACAAAAGCAGAAAAACCAGGGCTAAATGACGATAACTGGTCAGACCATATCGAAGAAATGCTATGCAAAAAAATGGAAGATGCAAATAGGGACCATAGCAACGAAGCAGACCCTTCAGACATAGATTTCATTACCTCAGATGACTATTAAGCCCTAAACATAACAAATTTACTTTATTCTACAGGAGTTACAGGTGTTTAAAACAGTTGAAGAGCTAAAAGCCTTTATTTTATGGGCAAAAAGCGAAAAAATAGCAAGAATTAAAGTTGGGGACGTTGAAGCAGAAATGAGTAACGTTGCTCTACTACCTGAAGCCTACTCTAGTATTACACAAAGCCAAACACAACCTAACAGTGAATCTCAAACTACAACCTCTGAATCGCAAGACGACGAAGAGCTTCTAATGTGGTCAGCAAGACCGTAGGAATATAAATGTCTGAATCTATACCTTACCGTTGGTGGGCACAATCTGCTAGTAAAATTCACGAGTCTGTTTTTGCTTATATTAAGCATTTGGATACAGACCAAAGCTACAGGCAAGCGGAAAACTTCAAATTTATGAAAATGTACGGTAACTTTGACTTGTACAACTTACGTTCATACCAATACCTTAAAAATGAAAACTCAGTTTCTACTCAGAATCGCATAACTCTTAATATTGTGCAATCAATGATTGATACTGTGGTGTCTAAGATAGGCAAAAACAAGCCTAAACCTACTTTCTTAACTGAGGGCGGCGATTGGAGCCAGCAGACTAGAGCAAAGAAATTAACACAATTTGCTGAAGGACAATTCCAGGCTACAGATTTTTATGCTAAGGCCGTTATCGCTTTCCAGGACTCTGCTATCTTTGGTACTGGGTGCTTAAAGATTTTCAAAGAAAATAGTGAAATTAAAGTTGAGCGTGTGTTTATTGACGAAATTGTAGTTGATGATAAAGAGTCTTTCTATGGTGACCCACGTCAAATGCACCAAAAGAAGTTTATTCACAGAGACATACTGATTCAAATGTTTCCAAATAAGAAGTCTGCAATCATGGTTGCTTCTAGTAATAAGGCTACTTATTTCAGTGCATCCGAAAATAGCAACAACCTACTACTAGTAACAGAATCATGGCACTTAAAGTCTGGCCCAAAAGCAAAAGACGGTAAGCACGCGATTAGCATTGAAAATGAAACTTTGTTCCAAGAAACATATGAAAAAGACTATTTCCCGTTTGTGTTTTTCCGTTGGGGAGTAAGGCCATTAGGGTTCTTTGGACAAGGACTAAGTGAACAGCTTCAGGGCCTACAACTTGAAATTAATAAAATTCTAAAAACAATTCAAGTAAGTATGCACTTAGTAAGTATTCCAAAAATATTTATTGAAGCAAGTTCTAAAATTGTAGACTCGCACATTGACAATAAAATTGGCGGCATTATTAAGTACGCTGGTCAACCTCCTATTCCTAGTGCTTTAGGAAGTATTCCACCAGAACTTTTCTCACATTTAGATAGACTTTACCAACGTGCTTATGAAATTGCTGGTATTTCTCAGTTGTCTGCTACTTCTGCTAAACCTGCTGGATTAAACTCAGGAAAAGCACTAAGAGAATACAACGACCTAGAAACAGAACGCTTTATGTCTGTAGCACAACGCTATGAAAAAGTGTTTTTGGATGCTACTAGAATCATGATTGATTTAGCTAAAGAAATTGATGAAGAAATTAAAACATCTGAATCTGAAAATGCTTCTGACGGCTACAAATTAAAAGTAAAAGGTAAGAGCTTTTTGCAGACCATCAAATGGAAAGATGTGGAACTAGATGAAGACCAATATGTTATGTCTATGTTTCCTACCAGCGCTTTATCTTCTAGCCCGGCTTCTCGTTTGCAAGATGTGCAAGAATTAATTCAAGCAGGGTTTGTGTCTAAGGAAGATGCAATGAAACTTCTAGATTTCCCTGACTTACAAGGTTTCTACAACTACAATAACGCTGGTATTGAAGACATTGAACGTGCAATAGAAAAAATGATAGATGACGGGGACTATAACACTCCAGAACCATACCAAAACCTTGAGTACGGTATTGTAAAAATGCAACAAGCGTATCTTCTGTTTAGGTCGAAAGGTGCTCCTGAAGAGCGATTAGAACTATTTAGACGTTGGATAGAGGACGCTAAAGCAATCATGGAACGTGCAACTATGGAAGTGCAAAAGCAGCAAATGCAAGCAGAAATGGAAGCTCAGAATGCTGCAAACGCCGCTTCTATGCCACCTCCAGGTTCTGAATTGCCTGCTCCTGGTCAATTTGCACAACCAGAGGCACTGGTAGACAGTCAAATACCTACAGACGTAACTATGCCTATTGCATAACAAATTCACTATACAAATACGACACAGAGCCTATATAGAATAGGCGCGTTTTTAACGCATTAAGTAATAAGGGGACATAATGGAAAATTCACAAGGCGCTACAGGCGCTGAAGCAGTAGTTGAGCAAACAGTAGTAGCAGGTGAGCAGGTTGCAAAAGCACCTGAAGCACCAAAAGTAGAAGAAAAACTTGCACCGCAAGATGATAAGTTTGCCTCAAAGTTTGCTGCACTAAATAGAAGAGACAAAACAATAGCTGCTATAGAAAAAG